GCACATATACAATGCGGAATAAGGGTCTTCAGGCCCTTTTCCTCCTTGTGAGACGACAATTTACCTAATGAGTACTAGTTGCTATTTTAGCAACGAAGATCATAGGTGAATTAGAACACCCGTTCCAACCTCCAATTCGGTTTTGTTGTTAGCGCTTAGATCCTTTGATCCAAGCCCATAACAGAGATGTAAAGGCATTCGCTGGGATATCTCCCAGGTACTACCCTTCCTTGCCTCTGAGCTGACTTGGACTTACGCATTAAGACGTAGGTAACTTCAGCCCCTAGGGGTGAGATTGGTTAATGACCTAAGAAGCTTAATAGCTTCCAGATATTTAATCGATATTTCTATCGGTCTTATTAGATGAGCCAGAGCCGCTAATTAACGACTCTTTCTCCGCCTTTAAGACTTTAAGGATACATGTTGTAAACATTCTCCAAAATCGCATTTGTGCGGGGTCACTTGACCACGGAAGTCTTTCTTCCTCCCGCTGGTAGGTGATCCGACCAGCAGAGAAGCGAGAGACAAGTCTCATCACTTCAATCAAGTGTTTATATGTAGTGTCTAAAGATCTATTAAATCGAAGATCGTAGATTTCCTCAAGGGCTTCTAGCCCGACGGTTCTAAGGTCGGCTATCACGTCTGGCAGGGATAAACCCACCAATCGTGTGAAGACTAAATTCCAATCACGGAATTTCTCCTCAAACACCTGGAAAACCTCAGGACTAACCTGAATAATTTCAGGATAGATGCTCCGGATTTCTTTTCGGGGCGGTAGAGGGAATAATGGTTTCGCTGTTGAGTTGTTAAATCTCACCAGTGATGAGGAACTTATAGATCCGATCTGGCTTTCAGCCTGATCTGGTCTAGGTACCTCCCGTATATCTACGGGACCATGAAACCCTTCATTCGCCATAACCTTATTAGCGAGGCCATGTGGAAACGGCCCCATAATAAGTTTATGAGAGTTTATCGAACTCACTTCATGCCGTGCCAAGAATGACCGAAGATAGAGTCTCGTCCACACATGTTCCATGCACTCCGCGGTAACAGCTTTATTGGCTGTAGCCGGAGGAGGTAACCGTTTCAAGTCGGTTCGCAATTTGGACTCAAATTGTTGAGTGAACATGAGTATCAGAGCCTCTAAAACCTGAGTTACTTGTTCATCGGAAATCAAAGGATTCCCTTTAAACATTAGTTCAGTAACTTCTTCTTCTGAAGACGGTATTGCAAATGCGAAGAGTAACGCTCGAACTCGAGAATTCAGTCGCCCGACGTGTCGGGTGATAGAACCTCGTACACGGTATCCATAACCGAGAGATTTTAGTAACTCGGCAAAGGACAACGCGTATTTCCGTGCGAACTGTATCGCATCTGACAGAGTTAAGTTAGCGCTAACGAATTCTTTTAGTGGAATCGGTGATATATCGATCCCTTTATATAGAGTCCGTTTCGCAAACTCAATTACGAGTCCGCGAGCAGACAGCACAGATTTCGCTGTACCGCATTCAACTCCTAATGATCGTATGATTAGAAGGTAGGCGCGTTTAACTCTTGGGTCGAAGATTACGATGTCATCGCCCAATATCGCATAGTTTCGGAACCACGTTCCTACAGGAACTACACCTGCGTACCAAGCTGCACACTGAACTATGAAGTGGTGAGTAAAGGCCAGTGAGGCCCAACTACTCAACGCCCCCATAGGCTGACCAACCGCATATTTGAGTATCTCAAAGATGCCCCGTTTCGGAGCGAAAGCAACATAGTTTCTTTCGGTCAGAAGTGCTCTCCAATGAGAAGCGAATTCAGGATTAACTAATTCTGCAAACAACTTCTCTTGAAGGAATACCGGTAGTCGGTCAGTCGCGGCTGAAAGATCTAAACTGTAAGCCGACTTAGCTGTTTTGGCTAAGGCGAGTACAGGTTTCATCTGATCAAATGTACCATCCATTGGTATTTGTCGAATAATATCGAAAATATACGTATGGAATGGTTCCAATGACCATTGGGTCCAGGCGTCCACCATAGCGAACACCCGAACTTTTCCAGCTGCTTCATCCTTAAAACCTAATTTCCCAGTTTCAAACTGGAGACTAGGAATTACGTTAAAAGGTAAAGCGCAAGCGTCTGCAAATTTTGCCTTAAGCCCAGGATAGCGTTCCTCGGGATCGCGGAATAGATCCATGAAATATTCTACGTGTCCAGAGAGACCCTGTTCCTTAAGATTAACGGCAGAAAGTGCAAGCATCCATGGGTGTGAATTAGTTAAGTCACCACCTGTACCAGGCCCGGATTTTACTATCATCGGAGTAGTTATTCTCCGTGTTAGTAAGCCGCGAACCTTAGCTTTTCCTTCCAGTATACGCCACATCTTTATAAAATGAGGTATATATAGGATCAACTGACTTACGATATGTGAGTCTGATGGAGAACCAGAGAAGGGATTTGTTATAGTCCCTAATTTGACTTTCCCAGGAAATTCTAAGACTCGGTATAAATTGAAGAGAGTGAGATAAAATCTCATTACCTTCGTATTACCGGCCCGTATAAGTGCTCTGTCTTGAGCCAGAACTAGGCGAGGCAACCCTTGTGCATTCCGCGAAGGTCTGCATTTAAGGTCCGCTAGGTCTCGGAGTTTGAATCCTCCAAGACTTTGCTGTAATAGCACGCTATTAGCTTTAAGCCAGTTAACTAAACCAACCATACCTTGATGCTGATGGATAGCTTTTGCTCTATTAATAAAGGTTAAAATTGTCCCAATTCGGTATTTTGTCGTTCTCAGTCGGATACTTGGTAGCATTCTTTCGAACGCTCCAAGTAGCAACCCTTTAGCTTTTAAACTAAAGGTAGCATTGATTTTTCGTACAGTAACTACAGGCCCGGATGATATCCGGGTCTGATATTGAATTTTCTCTTTGAGTCGTTCAAAACTACTCTTAGAGAAGACTCCCTTATCTCGAGGAATTCTTTGACCTCCTTTGCCATTCAATGGGCTTAATCTATCAGCGGTTGTAGAGAAGTTCCGTTTACCGGAGACTTTTCCATCTCCAGAACCCGAATTTCTCCGAGGTCCCGGACCAGATTGGTCCTCCTCATCAATCCACAGATAGATTCTGCGCATCAATGACCGAAAGAGCCACCGTCTATTCCACAGATACATACCAGTTCTAAGAACCAGTACGCACCAAATGAAAAGGTGATAGTACAGAGTTGGCAAATCTACCAATCTGACTAGTACCCAACCTAAATCTAGCGAATTAACTAGAGATAGGAATAGGGCTATAATGATTAAGATTATATATGCCATGGTATTTTA